ATTGCCTACAGTAATCCTCTCAGCTGCAGCATTGAGCCTGAAGTTCATATCACCTGTTTTTATCCCTTCAATAAAGGATGCACTTGCCAAGCTGATACCTGATGTTGCACCTGCAACCACATTAGCAGCCATCATGTCATTAAATTCCTGTGTAGCTACCAAAGCCCTACTCTTTTCAGCAGACTCTTCATTTGCTATGTTTGCTTTAGCTTCATCTTTAGCTGCCTTAGCACCCATAATGCCACTAACAAGTTGGCCTATAACCATTGCTTCAATACCCATACTATCCTCTCGCTTGTACTTCTAGTGTTAAACCTAATAATGTCATAGGCATTGGGTCACTTTGAGTAACAGTAACTTGTGTACTCTTTGAATATCCAAGTAACGGTACTGTCTTAATTCCTGTGAATGAGGATATGCCTGTACCTAATACACCAATACCAAAGTTTCTTACTGGTAATGCCTTGCCATTGATACTTATTCCACTAGCCTCATACAGTTGAGCAGATACTTTTAAGATTCTTCTCATCTTAGTATTGATAGGCCCACTCTGGAATTGAATATTAACTGGCATTGTTTTAATCTCTAGTGAGTATTCTAAACCAACCTCTACATCTGTTCCGAACTTATCCAATGTAATAGTGCCACCAGAAGGAGTTTTGTTAGCGTGTGTATAGCCATCTACTCTGACTCTACATTCCTGACCATCAAGATGATTCGTTCCTAGTGTGACAACATAGGTTGTAGCATGTGTTGCACCTGACACCTGTACTGCTGAGTCAGTGTAATAAGCATGAGTCAAAGCTTCAACATAGTATTTCGTTACACTATTGATTGTTCTCTTAACATAGACATAGACAACATCTTCTACCACTGCAACATCCATCATAGTTCCATCAGTAGTAAATTTAGTCCATGCTTGTACGTTCTCTGCTCTATTGGTAATGAATGTGGCCATCGTGCCATCACCATTAACAATATAAATGTAATTTCCTTCGTTAATAACATCACCAGTAAGGGATGCCATTGCTACAGGGGCGTTAGTTAAATGAGGCGCTAAAAGGTTAATCTCAGTGGAGTTGTATGAGTCTTCGGTATAAGTAAACAAGAACTCTCGAACCTGCTTACCGTTTCGTTGAATAAACACAGTAGCACCATCAACATTTAATGGGCGCACACTAGGTAACGCACCAAATCTGGTCTGCCTAAGAACACCCATGTTACTAGGTTTGATAGGTCTGTCTGGCACATGGAACTCACCGCCAGTTGTAAATACTTGTAAGTGCGTACCTGATACCAAGTATAGGATAGCATTTACGGAATCTGTATCAAGGGTCACATCAATAGACTGGTCATCTCTTCCTGAACCTCTATTGAAGTTGAAGAAGTCACCTGTCACTGAACCCCATAATGATTGAGGCAATCCTGTAGAGTTGGAGAACCATAGTCTGCCTTCATGGAATGTTGCAACACCTGGATAACCATGACCTGATGACCATGCTGGTTCTTCTAATGAAGCATCAATACCTGCAATACCATTGCTGTTAAGGAACTCTTTTAGTAGCTCTCCAGTAAATGTTTGAGTACCCACATTGACAGAGTTAATTCTAATCACACCATCGTTGCCCTCGAACATGCCATTAAGATGGTCTGCTGTTAGAGGTGAACCGCTAGTAATGTTTATCTGTGCTGTATCGCCCACAACATAAGAAGAAGACTGTGGTGTGAATGTTGCATTGTCATAATCTCTATTGAAATCATAAGTAGGTAAGTATGAAAATGAAATGTCTGTTTTAGTCCATGCAGTGTGTGAAGCACCACGAACAATCTTAGCTACAGCATGACTCTTATGACACATGATTAGTGTATCTGCTGATTGAGTCCAACCTAATTCTGGTAGTTCTGCAGCTGAATATGTAGTAGTCATGTAATCATTACCGCTACCGTTTATGTTTGTTTGTTTTACACCGTCTTTATAGATGTACATCTTGTTAGGTGCGAACACAAGAAGGTATGTCTGAGTGATATTGAACTCGAACTCTACAAATCTAATCGTTGATTCACCTAAGTCATCAACAAACCTAAGCCCTTGTCTGCGTTTAACACCACCTTGTCCTAAACAAACGACATTAGTTAGAGTCTCTGCGCCTTTATAGAACGCTTCGTAGTCATGTCTTGCTACTAATCTGGGGTCTAGTTCACCTGCTGAGAATGTAGTCTGCGATGTGACTGCTTGGGGCATTAGTATCTAGCCCTAACAAGTGCCGAATCAATAGCTGGTGCTATACTAGGGGTTGATTGTGAGTCAACAGTCTTAGCTCTTTGTAGTTGTTTCTCTGCTAAGGCTGCGTAATAATCACCTTTAGTAGATGACTCAGTAATAGGGATAGCGAATACAGATGCAAGTCTTAACTCTAATAGCTCTGTGAAGTAAGCAGGGAAGTGTGCCTCGTCTGGCTTGTATGTATAGTCCAGAACCATTGTTGTTTCATCAGAGTATAGCTTGTCTGCATAAATCTGAAAGTTATGGTTTCCATAATCTACATGTTGAGCTACTAAGAAGTCAGTAGGTAGTTGATAACCGTATTTCCATTGACTTATCGGTGTAGATGTTAGCCTAGATAATGTAGCCTTACTTGATGCAAATCTCCAAGGGTGGAGTGATAGTACGCTCTCAAGTGTAGGATGATATAAGTTAGAAGCAATCAACGCTGCTGTTGAGTCCTCAGTAAATGATGAAATAGTGCTTTCACCTATCAACAATAAAGCATTAGATGCTATGTCGATGTCCGTATAGTTCTTAACTGCTGACATAATTAAAACCCAAGTTAGTTTAAGAAAGACCCCTCGTTAGAAGGGCCAGTCTTAAATCAACTCTTACTTAGTCTGAGTCAGTAGCAGTAACTACTAGAGCATTGTTACTTAGTCTGAGTCAGTAGCAGTAACTACTAGAGCATTGTTAGTATCAACAACACCAGAGGCGTTAGAGCTTACTTGATAAATACCACTAGCTAATGTTCCACCAGTAGATGTGTTAGCCATAATTAAATCGCCAACTTGAACATCACCTGATACATCATTAAAGTAACCAGCTGTGTCAACTGTTGCTGTTGCATCAGCAGTTGAATAACCCCACAAAGTAGGGATAGCTGAGTTAGCTGAGGTGCTCATACGAGCAAAATTGCTGTTATCGAAAGCCATATTATTCTCCTATATTATTCAGTGATTTCTACTTTAACAATACCAGCTGTGTCGATAGTAACCGCACCAGCTTTGTATTTACCTAGAGATAACCATGAAGTTTTCTCAGGGATGTAGTTCACTTCTGTTGAAATGTCTAAACCAATAGCACAACCGATTGATGACTTATGGAACGCAAAACAGTCACGAGTTGAGTCTCCATCATAACGACGTTGAATCCCATGAAAGTATTAAGCTCACCAGACATCAATGCACGAACAGTCGCATAGTCAGCTGAAGTAGCCTTCTCTTCATTTAACAAGTCTTCAATACCTGCAGCAGAAGTCAATAAGATACGGTCATCCATAGGAACGCCATTATCGTTTAGAGTCTTCGCAGCTGAAGTAATCTTAGCTACTGTTAAACCTGTAGAACCATGAGAAATAGTTGAACCTGCTGATAAAGCATCAACGATTAACTGGTCAGCTCTACGACCCATTGCACCCGCAATAGTCTGTGCTAACTCTCTGCGCTCATCGAAGTTTACTTCGGCAGCATCAAAGATGTCAGTGTACTCACCAGCAACCCAGTTACCAAGGGTACAAGCTACTTTAGAGTGTGAAATATCCATAGGTGTTACATCTGTTTGGCTAGCCTTTTGATTTGCTAAACCTTTACCCATGGTACGAAAGTTGTAAGTATCACCTACAACACCTGCTCTCATGCGAACTGCATCACGCAATTTACCTGATGTTTGGAACGCATGCTTTACTTCAGCATCAAACTGAGCGGAAGCTGCACTACTTAAATTGATAGACATAATGTCTTCTCCTTATGAATTAAAAAATTAATCTTACTTTTTCTCGATTCAAGTAGCCTGTAAGGGTTGAATCTAGCACTTTAGAGGTGCTTAAACTACCAATACAGGCCTAAAAGAAGGGTGTCTGTTGGCTCGATTATATCAAAACACAACACTTATGGGTGGTTATTTTAAGATTTCACTGTATTGCTAGGCGCAGAACCATAGTAATCCCTGAACTTAGCCTCTACTTCTGCTCTAAATGAAGGGTTTGACTCGTATCTTTCATCTCCAATCATCTCATAAAGCTTCTGTTCAGTCATACTATCAACAGGTTTAGCTGTATCAGGTGCGCTTACTTGAGTTTCCCTAGACATTTGTCTCATCTTCTCAATCAAATGGAAGCCTGCAGCAGTAGTTGCCATAGATTGTAGAGTTGCATACTCATTCTCATCTAGGTTTGCTTGACCCCAGTGTGTAATGTCTTGTATTCTTTGCTGTGCATTATCACCAATCTTCTTAACCTCTTCTTCTACATCAAGGTTTTCCATCTGACCAGCAGTATTCTCAACATACATGTTCAGTAATTTAGTGTGTGCATCCTGTGATAGACCTGCTTCCTTCGCCCACTCACCAAACTGACCAAGTAAAGGGTCATCATCAGGGATTGTATATCCTAGTTCTTCGTTAAGCTCTACCTTGTAACCGTCTTCAGGTGCGCCAGTGAATGAACCTAACTTAGATTCTAGTCCTGCGTATGCCTGTGCTTGGTCTGATACTGTCTTATACTTACCAGTTTTAAACCAGTCTGGTGTATCACCCTCACCATTAACACTCTCTGATAACATCCAACCTTCTGTTGATTGCTCTACTGTTCCTTCTTCTTGAGTAGCTACTTCACTACCTAAAATTGTTTCTTCTTGTTCGCTCATACATTACTCCACATAATTAATAATCGCCTTTCTCTCTACGTTTAATACAGGACTGAAAAAATCTAATGACACTGTTCTGCCCCTCTCTAAAGTAACCTTGTCCTTCTGTTTGACCAGGGCTACATACTGGTTGTCTAATAAACCTCTCATCAAGATGTTCCATCAGCTTCTTGCCACTGGCTGTCTTGAACACTGAAGCTATTAGAGCATCTAGTTCTTTACCTTTATCATTCAAGCTCACCTCTCATTGCAGCATCTGCTACCTCTGGATTCTCTGCTGCTTCTTTAGCTAACTCTGGATTCTGCATTGCCATCTCTGCCATCTGCATTGCCTTAGCTTCTTGTGCTTGTGCTTGTTTCATTTGCTCACGTTGTTCTTTGCTGCGAATAAGCTCTGGTGCTACACCTAGTAACTTACCAATATGCTCAGGGAAAGCTTCAAGGTCTAGTCCTATAGTCAATGCCTCTTCACCTACCATGCCTGCAAACTGTACGAACTGTGCTAGTTTATTAACTTCATCCATGTCTTGCTGTTGAGCAAGTGGTGAGATAACTTTAATGTCAATGATTTGATTACCAACCTTGATGTCTGGCACATGTCCATTACGTTGAAGAATATCAATAGAACGCTTGATAACCTTGTTGATAAACTCTTTCTGCAATCTACCAAACGATGAACCGATGTCACTCATTAGCTCTTGTTGTCTAATACTAATCTCTGTTGCTGACTTGGTTGGCCCTGCTACTGGTCCTAGTTGGTCATGATACAAAGCCATACGGATATTGTTTCGTAACTCTTCAAGAATAAGTTGTGATACATTGAAGTTACCACCTGAGCTTAACATCTCTAATGAGCCTTGTTGGGCTACTGGGATGACTGAACCTGGTGCTGTGTTCACAGTCCAAGGATTAAGTACACCATCGTCAACAGCTGTATATACACCAGCAATCTCTTTCTCTGCATTGTTTAATACAAACTTAACAACCTCGTTAGCTGTCTTGATGTCTGGTAGTGCAGCCATAACAGGTCCACGACCATAACGCTCACCTGCTACCTTAGACCATCTGAATACAACCCAAGGGCTAATGTCATAGTAGTCTTCAAACACAACATGCTTTGTTGACTCTTCTATAATCACATACTCATAGTTATTGTTCTTAGCGTTATAGATAGTGCCTTCAATAACAGACACTAAATCATTAGGCTTCTCTTCAATGATTCTTTTGACTTGTGTTGATACTGTGCCTAGTGGCCAGATACGAAGTATGTCACGCGCTGGTACACCATGCTCTCTAAATACTGTCTCAACAGTTCCTTGAGGACCATTCTCTAGTATGAGTTGTTTGATAGGTACAGCAGTGAACTTCAATAGATTGTCACCTTCACCTTCTTCAAGTAACAAAGCACCTGTGCCTACTGCTAAGTCTAAGAAAGCTTCGTTAGCTTCTGTTGCTAAGTTAGATTGATTAATGTAACTGAACAATGTATTTGTCATTTGTTCTAGCTCACCATCGACTTGGTTCTGTTGCTCTTTAGGTATTGAACTACCTGCTGATAACTTCGCCCACTTCTTGAATGGTGGTATCAGTGTTGACTGTAGTCTTGATGCAAACCTCTGTGTTGCAATCAATGCTGTTGAATCATAGATACGTGTATTCTTCTTAACACCTTGCTGAACATTGTTGAACACTTCTCGTTGAGGTAATGCGTATTCATAGCACTCTCTCCAGTGTGTTTCCCATGTAGCACGATGTGCCTTTGCAGACTCGAACCTCTTTACAAAAGACTCTACTGCGACTTTACTCTTCTTATTCTTTGGCATGTTTATCCTAGTGTTGTACTACGGTCTTCTGATATAAGTGATGAACGACCTCTTGACCTGGCTCTCGTTGTTCTGCCTATAATTGCTGCAGTGCCTGCGCTTCTCTTAGCTGTTGCCTTAGCCTTAGCCTTAGTACCACCCTCTTCATTGACCTTATCTGCCACTGCCATTGCTGCAGGTTTCTTAAATAGTTTTGTTATTGCACCCATACTACACTCCTAATTTGTCTTCTAATCCACTAGGTGAACCAGATAATAATGTTTGT